AAAGCAGAAACATCGTACATTGAGGCCCGCGAACAATTCGACCGCAAAGTATTAGAATCAGACAATTATTATAACGGACATATCCAAGTCCGTGTCCATGGCTCACATATATTAAAAAAATAAGATCATGACTAAACTTAAATGGGACAGAGAACCCGTAAGAAGTTCATTGAATTCTGAATATTGGACAAATCCAAAAGAAGGATTCGATAAAGGTTGGCATGATCGGCAGGCACAGAAGAACGAAAGAAAACAAAGATTATTGAATAAGGAAATACAATTAGGTGTTCATGAGGATCATGATTTAAACATTATTAAAATGGAATCAGGACCACATGCCAGCAAATTAGTCTGTATGACTTGTAATAATAAATTCATTCGTTGGCTTCCCAAAGGCATATTTTAATCTAACACTTAAGGTTGGCGGGCCAGTTTGTAATACCGCTGTGGAAAAACCGGGGAATAAACCGGACACGTAACATATTGAGACACTCCCCTAGGTAGATCCTAGTATCCTGAAAAATCGGAAGTGAGTCTGAGGGTTCGAACCATACGCCCAACGTATCGATATAGTATGAATTGTTAGCATACGAAAACACCGGCTATAAACATCTAAACACTAGGAACGAGGTTTAGAACGCAATTAGCGAGTCGTGGTAGGAAGGAAAAGCACAGAGTCCTTTAGCATACGGTGTATAAAATACCTACTTCCACAAGTCTTGGCTGAGATAACTCACATAAAGAGGACCGGAACCGCTCAAAACGGTTCCGTCTGACTAAACAATCTACATAAAGTTTAACACTTCGTGTTTATAGTTCATCATTTAACACTTTCAGATAAAAGAAAAATGCTCTGAGCGTAAGCGAAAGAGCAAACGAACTGCGTTCGTTTATAAATAACTGATACATTTTCCAATTAGGAGTTAATAATGAGAATTGCTGAAGTCCTTGTAGAATCAAGTGAATTAGATGAAGGTCCTGTTTGGGACAAAGTTAAAGGTGCTGCAGGAGCAGTTGGTAAAGGCATTGGTGCTGTAGGTCAAGGAATTGGCGCAATCGCATCAGTACCACAAGGGCTTGGACGAGCAATTAAAAAGGGATACAATGCGGGTGTAGATACTATCGGTGGTGGTCCATCTTCTGGAAATCAACAGCAAGCACCGCAAGGTGGACAACAACCGGGTGCTGTTGGATCATTCATGAATGGTCTAAGAGGTAACAAAGGTAATCAAGCAGGTGGACAGCAACAGCAAAACCCACAACAATTACAGCAACTAATTCAGCAAAAGACTCAAGAATTAAATCAATTAAAGGCTCAACTAAAGCAATCTGGTAAACAAGCAGGTGGCCAACAACCTAACAATCAGCAGGCAAATGGTGGCCAACAACCTAACAATCAGCAGGCAAATGGTGGCCAACAACCTAACAATCAGCAGGCAAATGGTGGCCAACAACAGAAAGCACCACAGGACAATGGACCAGGAATTGGAGCCAAAGTTGGTAACGCAGTTGGAACAGCCGCAGGAAATGTAGTAGGAAACGCTGGAAACTTTATTGATGCTACAAAACAAAGTTACAATAACACCAAGAACGCTATACGTTCTAAAATGAATCCTCCTAACACACAGGGTCAAATGCCTACTCCTACGGTAGTTGCTGGTGGAAAATCAGACAAGTTTGCTGATCGTAAAGCCGCTTTGGCAAAATCTAAAGCAGATCGCGAAGCAGGTAAGGGCATAACTGGCGCTATCAAAACAGGAACCCTAGGCGAAGAATTCCAATTTGAAAGTAAATTCTTAGGAATAATGATTTAAAAGAAAGGCAATCCGCTTTCTTTTGTAGTTTCTAGATTTTCTTTAATAAGGTCGTTTATCATAGCACGACTTTCGTAGTCCAATGCCCACGCTTCAGCAATGGTAACTCCCCCTCGCATATACCAACAGAGCCTAAATAGGCTTCTTTTAAGATCGGAGGCTTCGTCGTCTAGACTTTTAAGATAGTCAGCGATCTCTTCGTCAGACAGAATTAAGAGGCGCTGGCGAAAAAATTTGCGTTATCGAACCCAATTGGAACTTCATACGTAGCAGGAGCACCTGCTTCGATCTGCTCAGGAGTTGAGTTAACTACCATAGGAGCAAGTCCGTTCTGTGTTTTAAGATCGTTCAACCGTTGTTGTATTGCGTTAAACACATCTTTATCGGCATTTTGTACAAATTCGTGTATGAATTTTGGATCTTCAACTACCATTTCTGGCGTTTTAATTGCGTAGATACTGTCCGCGATCAGTGCTACAGTAATATCTGTCATATTGTTAAAACTCTTATTAAAGAGCCTTAATTTTTCTTCATCTTCGATTTTATCATCATTGATAACAGTCATTATCTTTTGTGCTTCGAATGTTTTAAGACTTGTTTTAGTCATGTGTTCGTATGTCAAAGGACGTACATAACATGTAATTTGGTCGTTAATAACAACTTCTTCGCTCCATGCTGTTCTGCTATAGATCTGATCCATACAGGTTGTAAGATTAACCACGTGGTCTACTTGTATAGAAGTATTAGGAACCATGTGTGTAATTTCCATGTCTGATCCGTATGTAGCAATACGAATAGCAATTAAGATAACATCTAGGTCGATTGTAGGAATCTTCCAAGCGTTCTTAATATTAGGAATACAACTTTGAATAACTTCCACAACACCTTGCCCGTTCATAAGAGCATCAGGAGTTTTAAAAGTTAACTCATCTTTAGCAGTCATTGAGTAGACTGGCAGTTCTTTATTTTCAGGAATAGTAATTGTACCTGGATCCCAGAATGCTCCACCGCTGGGCAATTTAATATAAATTTTTGGTTGACGCATATATTGCATCAACGGGTTCTGTTTTAACGGTGCCTTAAAATTGGCCATTCTTTTTCTCCAATAAATAAACTATGTCTAAGTATCTTTATTTATATTAGCATATAACCAGGGTTTTTACATATGAACGGCGCATCCGAAGCCACGTTATCAGAACTGCTAGCCAGTAATCAAGAGCAAACTGCTGTCCTACGACAACTAGCGGCTAAACTATCTTCAGGTAGTGGGGGCGGCGGAGCAGGTGCTGGGGGCGGCGGAGCAGGAAGTCAACCTCCTAATAGAGAAATGGGCATATTTGGTAAATCTATCAATGCCGTTTCTGGAGCATTAGGCAGTACCTTACATGGAGCAATTGGTCTAGCATCAACAGCGTTTAGTGCTATATCAGCAACTGGTAAAGGTGTATGGGAAGCACAAAAACAATTATCACAAACTGCTATTGATGGTAGCGGTAAGTTATCTTCATTTGCTGATTCTCTAAGTGGACTACCTGGTATCTTGGGAATGATTGCCCAAGCAGAAAGTTTTCAGTTAAAAAAATTAGAAGCAAATTTACATACCTATCAACAGATTACAGATGCCGGTGCGGCATTTGGTGGAAGCCTAACTGAAGTTAGAAAAGCGGCAATGGGTACCGGTCTAAGCATGAGTGAGTTTGCAGCCAGCATGAAAGAAAATGGTCCGGCACTAATCAAATTGGGTATGAGCGCAGATGACGGAGCCAAAAAATTAGTCAAGTTTAATACAGACTTGATCAAAGGTGAAGTTGGTCAAGGCTTGTTAGGTCTAGGTTACAGTCTAACTGAAGTAAATGGTTTGTTAGGATCTTACGCAACTGTAGTCGGAGGACTTAGTGCTGATCAACTGCGAGATCAGAAACGCATGGAACAATCGGTTGCGGCCTTTGCTACTGAAATGGACATGTCGGCTCAACTTGAAGGTAAGAGTAGAAAACAAAAAGAAGACGAAATGAAACGTGCTAGTGCTAATGCGGCAGTTCAGGCCAAGTTAGCAACCATGACACAAGATCAAAAAGACAAATATGAAAAGGCATTGTCTAATGCCTTACGTACAGGCGGTCAAGGTGCAGCCGATGCTCTTAATTCTACGTTATTAGGGTTGCCTCCTATGACCAAAGAAGCACAAACATTTGCGGCTATGATGCCAGAAGCCAATGCAGCAGTTCAAGATAACGCGGCCATTGTTAAAGACAACAGCACCTACAAAGAATCTGAAAACAAAATTGTTCAAAATGGTATTAAAGGTCAGATAGCGGCTAAAAACGCTATAGATGATCTAGGAGAAACCACTGCGGCGGCTATCTCTATGGGAGACAAGGCTAATGCTGTACAAGGAGTTGTTAACAACGGACTTCAAACTAAAGCACAGTTAGATCGACAAGGTATTAAAACTGAAGCAGACGCACAAAAACAACAAGAAGCAATTACAGCAGAGCAAGAAAAGCGTAAGAAGAGCGAAGCAGGTAAAGCGGCTCAAGCAGAAGCAAGAGCAAAATATCAAGCAGGCTTAATGGATAGACTTAATGCTGCACTGGCAAAACTATTCCCTGTTGTTGTAAAAATTGTTGAAGTGTTTACAAAGTTTTTTGAAATTGGTCTAGACTTTGGTACAAAACTTTTAGATCAAACTATTATTCCTGCCTTTGAAACATTGTTTGGCGGTATCAGAGTCGATGATATTATAAAACCATTTAAAGATTTTTTTGGTGGCATTGCCGACGCTTTTGGCGGAAGCGGTGGAATAAGTTTTAAATCTCTTAAAGACAATATTGTGGGCTTCTTTAAACCTATATTAGAGTTTGTTCACGATCTAATGGGTGCTATGGACTTTAAAGGTATAGGCAAGTCATTCGGCGGAATGCTTATTAAATTTAAAGAAGCATTGGGTTCTATCATGGACGGTATCTCTTTTGCCTTTGGCGGAGGTGGACCAAGTGGAGCGGGTGTAGGAAAAGCATTATCAGATGGATTGAAAAAACTTTTTGAAATACTAGGAGACATTGCAGCATCTGTTGGAGAAATAATTAAAAAGATTCTAATGAGCGAAGGGTTCCAAAAACTCAAGGAAGCATTTGGAAAATTTGTAGACCTTCTTAAAAAGATAACAGGTGTTGTTCTTGAAATTGTCCAAGGGCCTGTAGGTACTGCTATCATTGACGGTATCATGGATGTGTTTGGAATTTTAGGTGACACACTTGGTTTCTTAATTGATGCCGTTAGTTCAGCCATTGATGTGGCTGTAAAATTTGTCGACTGGATTAGCCAAGGCTGGCCTAAGATGTGGGAAGATATTAAACTGTGGACTAAGAAATTTTTAGACAGTATTATTAATTGGTTCAAGAGTCTTCCTGAAAAGATTGTTAAGATATTTGCCGATGGGTGGCAAGGTTTGAAAGATGCTATATCTGGTATTTTAGACGGAGTTATTAGCGGTATTAAAAATATTGCCAGCGGTATATTAGATTTATTCTCTAGTAAGAAAGACAGCGCAGGCAAAGACACATCGGCTTCAACACCGACTGCTTCCCAACAACCTAACAAAACACAGGCAGCGGCCGCCAATACACAAGAAGCAATTGATAAAGTTGCTAGAGATTGGGCTTATAGTGTATATACTGGCAAAAATAGTATAAATCAAGTTCCTAAAGACATGGTAGGAAAAGTAAATGACCTACTAAAAAATCCTCCAAATGAATGGAAATCAGCAGGACCAAACGCACAAAAAGATACCGCTAAAGACACCAAATCAACTACTGCTCTAGATACTAAGAAGGCTCCGGAAATTAAGGAGACCCCTGCTATTGACTTAAATAACAAAGACGTTGTTACTATCTTGAAGACAATGGCGGAGTATGAACGTAGAATGCTTGATGCTATTAGAGCATTAAATGGTAACCTTTTAAAGACATAATATATGAGTTGGAAAAAATATTTTACACCCGTATCGACACCATCAGGGCAACTAAGCCCTATCAGTGGTTCTGGATCCGGCGGTGGCGCAAGTCGTTCAAATTACTCTAGTTATTTGCCAGATGTATACTCTGGACATCCAAACAGATTAGAACGATATCAACAATACGACACAATGGATAGCGACTCTGAAGTCAATGCGGCTTTAGATATCCTTGCTGAGTTTTGTTCGCAAACAAACGAAGAGAACGGCACACCATTTGAAATTTTCTTTAAAGATCAAGCCACACAAACTGAGATAAAAGTTATCTCTAAGTACTTACAGCAGTGGACAAAACTAAACAAATTTACAAATCGTATCTTTAAAATTGTTCGTAACAATTTCAAATTTGGCGATAGTTTCTTTATTCGCGATCCAGAAACACTAGCATGGATGTATGTAGATCCAAGCAAAGTTGACCGTATTATTGTCAACGAAAGCGAAGGTAAGAAGCCTGAACAATACATTATTCGTGACTTGAACATTAATTTTCAAGCACTAAGCGCAACAATGATTAATCCGGGCGGACAAAATGCTCTACCTGGTGGACAAGTATACGGTACTGGTGGAGCACAGCAACGCGGTATGGTAGGTATGTATCCTCAATCTACAGCAAGTAGATTTAATAAAACACAAAACGAACATGCTATTGATGCTAAACACGTAGTACACCTTTCATTAAGTGAAGGACTTGATAATAATTTTCCATTTGGTAATAGTATCATGGAAAGTATTTTTAAAGTTTATAAACAAAAGGAACTATTAGAAGATGCTATTATTATCTACCGTGTACAACGTGCTCCTGAAAGACGTGTTTTTTATATTGACGTGGGTAATATGCCAAGTCACCTTGCTATGTCTTTTGTTGAGCGTGTTAAAAATGAAGTTAATCAACGACGCATTCCTTCTGTCACAGGAGGCGGAGCCAGTGTTATTGATTCATCTTATAATCCGCTAAGTATTAATGAAGACTACTTTTTCCCACAAACATCAGAAGGTCGTGGATCAAAGGTTGAAATCCTTCAAGGTGGTCAGAACCTAGGAGAAATTGATGATTTACGATATTTTACAAATAAACTTTTTAGAGCATTACGTATCCCTTCCAGTTATTTGCCTACTGGCACTGACGACGGGGGCAGTAATTTCAACGACGGTAGAGTTGGTACAGCGTACATACAAGAACTCCGATTCAACAAGTACTGTGAACGACTACAAAGTTTAATGAACGAAACGTTTGATACAGAATTTAAATTGTATATGCGTGAAAAGGGCATTAACTTTGACCCTAACTTGTTTGATTTAAAATTTAATCCTCCGCAAAACTTTGCTTCATATCGTCAAGCAGAAATGGATACAGCCCGTGTAAACACATACGCAAGTCTTGCCGAAGTTCCACATATGAGTAAACGTTTTGCCCTTAAACGCTTCTTAGGTCTAACACAAGAAGAGATGGCAGAAAACGAACGTCTATGGCAAGAAGAAAATGGCCTAGGACGAGAAAATGCTACAGCGGCCGCAGAATTACGTTCAGCAGGAATTAGTTCAAGCGGGGCTTCTAGTGATATGGATAGTCTTGGACAAGCCGACGAGAATCCTGATATAGCAAATATGGACCAAACTAGCGGAGCACCTCCAATGGGCGGTGATGCTAGTGCCGGAGTAGAGCCAGGCGGCGCACCTCCGATGTAATTGGTAAATAATGTTATGCTACTCAACGAATTCATGTATTTTAACGAAACTAGCGCAGGATTGGAAGACGATCCTGTGTACGATCCTTTCCACGATAAGAGTATTATTACATCTAAAGATGTTAGAAAAACACGTCTAACTCTTCGAATGATACATGATTTACGTAAGGCTAGTGAAGCACGAGAGCAAGAAAAAATTAAAGAAACACAATTAATTCAAGCGATGTATAAGCAACCTGCTCCGGAACAAGCGGCTGCACAATAACTGTTAAGTTAATTCACTTTGAGACTAACTAAATATTTTTAACAAAAATTCAATCAAAAAACTTCAAGTTTTTTTCGGTATTACCAAAAACCGCCGGTTTTTGGCCTATTTCACATAACTATATTCGAACGGCTGTAAATATACTCATAAGACAGCCTTGCCGCATCTAATACTAAGGAGAAACCTATAATGTCTACAAAGATGGAACAACTTTTAGACTTACTTGTTAATGAAGAAATGGATAAAGCCAATGAACTTTTCCACGAAATCATTGTTGAGAAGTCACGAGGAATTTACGAGAATTTAATTGCTGAAGAAGCAGAAGAAGATGAAGAAGAAATGGATGAATCTGCCGAAGAAGAGGAAGATGAGTCTGTTGAAGAACAAACAACATTTGAAATTGGTGGTTCAGACGCTGAAATCGGTGGTGACGCTAGCGATGATTTTATCGGTGGTGTAAGTGATCACGATATGGGCGGTGACGACGAGTTCGGCGGTGACGACGAGTTCGGCGGTGAAGAAGAGCCAGGTATGGGCGGTGAAGGCGATACAGAAGAACGTATCGACGACTTAGAAGACGCTCTAGAAGAATTAAAAGCCGAATTTGAAAAGATGATGGCCGGTGAAGAACATGAGGAAGAAAAATTCCCAGGTATTCATAGCGGTGAAGAAGATGACGGTGAAGAAGGCGAAGAAGACGGTGAAGAAGATGACGAAGAGGAAGACGACGAAGGTATGAACTTCGAAAACGTTGAACCAGTTCGTGAATACCGTGAACGTGTTGGTAACGACTGGGAAAAATCAGGTTCAATGAAGACTCCTGGTCCAGTAGGTGGCGGCAAAGGTGACTTAGCAGGCCAAACTTCTGTATCTGATACAAAGAGCCCAGTTAGTTCTGGCAAAGGTAAGCCAACAACAGGCGCACACGCTGGTAACATCCTAAACGGTGGAACAGGCGTTGGTGAAATGAGCGGTACAAGTCCTAACGCCGACAAAGGTTCACGTGGACTAGTTGGTGCTACAAAAGGTGAATTTACAAAGGGTGTTGAAAAGAACATTTCTAGTTCATCTAAATCTGGAATGAAAGACGGTGCTGCATTGAACAAACAAGGTAGCGGTTACCCAGGTAACAACAAGTCTGCTGGTCCAGTTGGTTCAGGAACAGGCGACAAGGCTGGTCAAACTAGCAATGGCGCAGTTAAGAGCCCAATCACAGGCGCACCTAACCGTAACGCTTAATTAGAGAAATAGATGAGACAACAATCCTATCTAAGAGAACATTTAACCTTTGATCAGGCTCGTGTTGAATTACACGAGGCTGATGAAAAGAATGGCAAGAACCTTTACTTAAAAGGCATTGCCATTCAAGGTGGTGTTCGAAATGCAAACCAACGTGTTTATCCTGTAGACGAAATTGCTAACGCAGTTAAAACACTAAACGATCAAATTGTTAATGGCTACAGCGTGTTAGGTGAAGTTGACCATCCAGATGATTTAAAAGTAAATTTAGACCGTGTATCTCACATGATCACTGAAATGTGGATGGATGGTCCAAATGGTTATGGGAAGATGAAAATTCTTCCTACCCCGATGGGACAACTAATCAAAACAATGCTTGAAGCCGGTGTAAAACTTGGCGTTAGTTCACGCGGTAGCGGAAACGTTAACGACATGACTGGCGAAGTTGCTGACTTTGAAATTATTACAGTTGATATAGTTGCTCAACCTAGTGCCCCAGGTGCTTATCCTACTCCAGTATACGAACATCTTATGAATAATAAGGGCGGATATGGTGCGTGGAGATTAGCGCAAGAGGTAAAAGAAGATCCGAAAGCCCAAAAATATCTTAAAGAATCAATGCTTAAGATTATTCAAGGCTTAAAATAAGGAGAAAGTGATGTTGGACGCATTCAAACAATTAGTTGAAAGTGGCGTGATGTCAGAACAAGTTGGTTCTGAAATTCAAACTGCTTTTGATGCTAAGATTCAAGAAAACCGCGACCAAATCACCGCTAGTCTTCGAGAAGAGTTTGCTCAGAAATATACACACGACAAGGGTGTACTTGAAGAAGCACTTGACAAAATGATTAGTGAGAGATTGGCCGTAGAAATGGCTGAACTTGCGTCTGATAAAAAGGCATTGGTGGAAGCCAAGGTTGCTTATCAACGTAAGATGGCAGAAGATTCTAAAGTATTAGAATCATTTGTCATTCGTCAGTTAGGAAAAGAATTAGCCGAATTCCAAGGTGACCGTCAAAAAGTTGCTGAGAATTTTGCTAAGTTAGAACAGTTCATTGTAACTGCTCTAGCAAAAGAAATCAAAGAGTTTGCTATTGATAAGAAAGATCTAGCCGAAACGAAAGTTAAGTTAGTTCGCGAAGCAAAAGTTAAATTCGATGAAGTAAAAGCACAGTTTATCAAACGTAGCGCAAAAGTTGTTGAAGAAAGTATTACTAAGCAATTGAAATCTGAAATGAGTCAACTCAAAGAAGATATCGAAAGCGCAAGACGTAATAGTTTTGGACGCCGCTTGTTTGAGGCATTTGCTCAGGAATATGGTACTTCCTATCTGAATGAGAAATCTGAAACAGCAAAACTGATGAAGATTCTTAAGCAGAAAGATCAAGAACTTGCCGAAGCAAAAGCAGTTGTTACAACTAAAGACAAACTAGTAGAATCTAAGGAACGCGAAATTCGTATTGCTAAAGATTTGATGGAACGTCGTCAAGTAATGGCAGAACTAATGGCACCACTAAGTGCTGAGAAGAAGGCAGTTATGCAAGAATTGTTAGAGTCTGTACAGACACCAAAATTGCGTCCTGCGTTTGACAAATACCTACCAGCAGTAATGGAAGGTGATGTTAAGAAAGTTGCTAAGGCTCCGGCCAAAGAAACTTTAACAGAGGGAACTGAGGTAACCGGTGACCGTGCTGTTAAGCATCAACCTGAGGTAGGCTTAGATAACATTTTAGATATCCGCAAATTAGCGGGTTTAAAATAATTATAATTCAAGGAGACACTAAATGTCACAATTATTAAATGAAAGATGGTCAGAGACCAAAGACGCTCTGCTTGAAGGCCTATCTGGTACACGTAAGAGTTCTATGAGCGTTTGCTTAGAGAACACTCGCAAGTACTTGGCTGAAAGCGCCACAGCGGGTGCTACAAGTTCTGGTAACGTAGCAACACTTAACCGTGTTATTCTTCCAGTTATTCGTCGTGTTATGCCAACCGTTATTGCTAACGAAATTATTGGCGTTCAACCGATGACAGGTCCAGTTGGACAAATTCATACTCTACGTGTTCGTTATGCTGATTCTAGCAACGAAGTTGTAGCAGGTGAAGAAGCATTGAGCCCATTCAAGATTGCTCAAGCATATTCTGGTAACGACAACGCATCAACACCAAAAGCAGCCGCTACAAGTGTTCTTGAAGGTCAACCAGGTAAGCGTATGAGCATTCAAATCTTGAAAGCAGCCGTAGAAGCCAAGTCACGTAAATTAAGTGCACGTTGGACTTTTGAAGCCGCTCAAGATGCTCAAGCACAACAAGGTATTGATATCGAAGCAGAAATCATGGCCGCTTTAGCGCAAGAAATTACCGCTGAAATCGACCAAGAAATTCTAGCAAGTCTACGTGCTTTGGCAAGTGTTGAACAAACATATGACCAAAGTTTAGTATCAGGTACTGCTACATTCGTTGGTGACGAACATGCCGCATTGGCAATTCAAATCAACCGTGTTGCTAACTTGATTGCTCAACGTACACGTCGTGGTGCTGCAAACTGGGCAGTTGTTTCTAACCAAGCGTTGACAATTCTTCAGTCTGCTACTACATCAGCATTTGCTCGTACAACAGAAGGTACATTTGAAGCACCTACAAACACCAAGTTTGTTGGTACATTGAATAACAGCCTACGTGTTTACGTTGATGCTTATAAGAGCGATACAGACGATCAAAACCAGATTTTAGTTGGTTACAAAGGTGCTAGCGAGGCAGATGCTGCAGCGTTCTATTGCCCTTACATTCCTCTAATGTCTTCTGGTGTTGTTCTAGATCCAGCAACATTTGAGCCAGTAGTTGGCTTCCTAACACGTTACGGATATTTAGAGTTAAGCAATACTGCTTCTTCTCTAGGTAACGCCGCTGACTACCTAGGTAAAGTTGCGATTGTTTCTGCTAACGTAAGTTTTGAATAATTCTTACTAAAAAGTAAAACACAACAAATAACCCGCTCCGGCGGGTTTTTTGTTAAATATATGGTCAGTCGGCATAGGGCCGATTTATGCTGTACCCACAGCGTATAGACCTAGAACGTCAACATAAGGAGAAAACAAATGGGACGTCCCTTAAAACATAGATTTTTCGCAAGAGGCGGAAAAGTAGCAGAAGATGTAATAGGATTTGCAGGTGTTGCAGTTACTATTAATGGCGGTAGTAGTACAGGTACATTGTATTCACAAGGTGCTAAACTAACAGTTTCTGCTCCAAATAACGCAGATGGTATTACTGCTACAACAACTTTATCAATTAACGGTTCAGGTGTTGTTACTGGAGTTACTGTTTCTAACATGGGTTCTGGATATAACACAGTTCCTACATTAACACTTTCGACAGCAACTGGTCAAACTGTTACAGCAAATGGTGCCGCTAGCACTACTACACTAACAGTTAACTATGCTAATAATTTGTATGTTGGTATGAAAGCAATTGGTACAGGTATTAATGCTAGTGCTACATACATTGGTGCTATCAATGGAACAGTATTAACATTGACACAACCAAACGCTAGTACAATTACAAACGGAACTATTGCTTTCGTTGACGTAGGTACTGGTGCTACATTTAACGCAAGTTTGATTCAAGCAGATGTATTGCCAAATAGTATTCAAATGACAGCATACCTAACAACAGGTTCAAGCGCAGTTATTTCTGAAATTATTAAACAAGAAGGTTCACGTAGTTATTTTGCTAAAAATGCTCAAGGCCGCGGTCGTGTTAAATTAGCAACACACGATGCGCTAGTAGCAGGTGAGGCAAAAATTATTGCTACAGACGTAGGTGGTGCTACATATTTTGTTAAGAAATTAACAGGTCGTAAGGCTGTTTTAGTTAATAGAACAAATACAAGTACTGCTTTAGTTACTGTAACTACTGATTATACTACAGGTGGAACAAGCACAATTGGTGTAGGTGGTATTGCTAAATGGACAACAGGTTCAGCATTTACTTCTACAACTGGTCCAGTTGTAAGTATTACTGTTAACGCAACTTAATTTTTATATTAAGCATCTAAGGGCTCTTTGGAGCCCTTTTTTATTGGTAAATATATGCTATGTCAACGCAATCACAATTCTTTACACCTACAAATATTATACAAAACGCACCAGAAAGTTCTGCGTTGATTTTATTTAGAGGGACTAGTTTTCCTATTCAAACTGCTAGTGACCTATACCATATTACAGGTACAGGTGGCCCGGGTCCTTATATGACCGATGTACAAACTCAAACTACTCAATTAGTTTTTACCGGATTTAATATTACAAATGTTCCATCTTCATTGTCGGGTGTACAGATGAATTTAGATATAGTACGCAACGGTAGAGTGTGCGACGGTGATATATATCTAACTTATAATGGTTCTATAATTGGGCAAAATCAATCAAATTATGATGAAGATGTTGAAAATCATCTTCTTAACTTTAATAAGAATGTTTACGGCGGAGATAACAATTTTTGGGGTGCTACCCTAACTCCTGATATATTACAAGATTCTAGTTTTGGAATAGTAATTAGACTTAGAAGTCACCCGCAATATCCCCATAGGACTGGTGCTATGATAAACAACGTTAGATTGTCCTATTACTCTTGATAAATATCACTAAAGGAAACTTC